CGGATGCAGGCCGCTGGTACCAAATTTACTATGTTCAACGGGAACATCCAGACGAATGCGACTTTCCACGGTCCGAGAGTCAATGCGTTTATCTGTGGTGTATTTCCCGGCCCTGGTGCTGGTTGTCCGAATCCCGGTGGTGCTGTAGTGGAGAGGATACAACGTCCAACTCCACCAACCAAACGAGAACCCACGGATAGAGCTAAAACATACAATAAACCCTTCGAAAGAGCGAAGCCGATCGAATGATAATCAAATTCCCCACAGGTCTGTACTCTAACGTCCTGCCACAGGAGCCGCAGGACGGGGGGAATGTTACATATACGATCAGCAATAGTCCTCCGCCACGAACAAACTTGGTCTTCCCCAAGATCCCGCCAGGTATCGTTGATAGACGGAAGACACCGCGTGACCCGGAGATTCTACGGCGGAGAGACGTCGTTGGTGATCTTGCTTTCACCATTTCGCAATCCAGGCGAGACACAGAAGGAAGCAACAACAAGGTATTCGAGACCGGCCAGATTCTTGAATTTTCTGACGGCCCGTTGAAGACACTAGATCCAATGTTGGTGAGTCCAAAGACTGAGACCCAGCATGACGTGACCAGGATCAACTATGAGCCGTTGGGTGTTGATGAGGATGATCAGCAGCTAATTTCAGATGCATCTCTGCTCACTCACAAGAATTTGGCCGATCAGTTGAACCTTGTCAGGCAACAACGCAAGAATGCTGAAGAAGTGGTGGTCGCGAATCAGAAGATCATCAACGATTCAAACCGCACAATCAACGCTTTGAAGGTGATACAGGATCAATCGCCTACGACTGACAGCGATGTGGATGAACTGATCCAAAAACTGGAACAAAAGAAAGACGACGCATTCACGGCACGCGATCAAGCGACGGAGGCTGCTAACGCCCTTGCTGCGGAAGCCACTCGATTGCAAAATGAGTTGCGTACGGTTTCTACGGTGCTGACATGACAGCAGAATACTACGGCTTCAATCCTCCTTTCATCGGCGGGGCAGAGAACATTATGTCCCGGCAAGAGGATGACCGTCTCATCAAGAACGACATTCTGCAGTTGTTGTTGACTGTGCCGGGTGAACGTGTGATGCGTCCGGACTTCGGGGTCAACCTTCGAAATTTTGTTTTTGAGCAACTAACTCCTAACGATCTGGCTAGTTTGCGGGTAGAACTTAGAGAACAAATCACTACCCAGGAACCACGAGTCATTGTAGAGTCTGTCGAATTGGAAAGGGACGATGACAACAACCAGCTTAGACTTAAAATAGTCGCTCAGATAAAGAAAGACCCGAAGCGACAGTTGACAATTGAGCAATTCATCGACCTTGCGACTGAATCCGAGATCCGAGACTTTCCAGATCCATCCAGGAGCTTGGTATAATGGCAAACGGCGAAATAGTAGACGAAGCCCAAACACTATTTGAACTCCCGACCGATCCGGAAGCGTTCGGCGTTGTCCTTCCACCGGCTCGTCTGCGGCGGTTAGACTTCAGCGGGCTTGATTACACCACCGCACGCCGTGCGATCATCGAGTATATCAAGACGTACTATCCGGATCAATTCAACGATTTCGTGGCCAGCAATGGTATCATGATGATGACCGAAATCGTTGCATCCGTTGTGGCCAAGCTCTCTCTACGTGGTGATATTCTGGCGAATGAAGCGACTCTGCCCACTGCCCAGACCGAACAAGCGGTAATCAACCATCTGGCCCTCATAAACCAGCGAATTCGCCGTCAAACACCCGCCGTGGTCGATATGGAAGTCTCCGTGGATCTTCCTATCAGCACGGATGTAGAGATCACGGCTGGCTCGACTTTCTCGACGACTGGTGGTCCTGATGGACAGCAAATCACATATGAGGTATTCCGAGCACCGGGCGATTGGACTAGCAGGATCATCATCCCAGCCGGTAAGCGTGGTGTGATTGCATGGGGTGTTGAGGGCCAATTCGCAAGTCCCGTTGTAGCGACCAGTGCCGGTGGGCCAAACCAGACATTCGAAATAACCGAACCCAACATTCTTGAAGATCCAATCTTCGTGACTATTACGACTGGTGAATCGTCCGAGGAATGGACTGTCATCACTGAGCCGATTGAGCGATTCGGCCCGAATGACAAAGTGGTGGAGGTGAACTTCTTCGAGGATGTCGCCGTATTCCGGTTCGGCGATGATTTGACCGGGCAGGCCCCACAGTCTGGCTCCGAAATCACCTTCAGATTTCGGACTGGTGGTGGTATCCGGGGCCGAATCGGTGCGAGTCAGATCGATTCGCAGCTTCAGATCTCGCCGAACCCACCTGCCAACGCAGCCGTCTCCGTTCGCTTCCGTAACATTTCGCCATCAAGTGGGGGCACGGACCGCGAGACCGTCGCTCAGGCCAAGAAAAGGGCTCCGAGGGACTTCGCTGTGCAAAGGAGCATCGTCACCGCCGACGACTATGCTCAGACGGCGAGCACGTTCGCTCATCCGGTATTCGGAGCTATCAGCAAGGCAGTCGCCACAATCCGTACTGGCTTGAATGCCAATTTGGTAGAGATTTATGCTCTGGCCGAAGGACCAGATGGTATTCCAACCGCCCCAAATGCGGGACTCAAGGCCGGTCTGGAGACGTTTTTCAGCGACTTGAACGTTCTCACGGATCATGTCTCAGTGTTGGATGGCAAGGTTCGTCCGGTAGATATCGAGATGACGGTGGTTGTCAACAGAAATGCTGATGCCTCCGTCATTAAGGACAGGGTTGAAGCTGCTATCGACAACTTCTTTGACATTTCTCGTTGGGATATGGGACAAGGCTTATTCACCTCCAATCTCATCGAGGTCGTAGAGGCGATTGATGGTGTTGCCTACGTTGATCTGTTTCAGCCTACGGATAACATCCTTCCGAGCGGTGATCTCGACGCGACTGAATCTGAAGGCGTGAAATTCAGCGAGTTAATCATCGAAGGCAAACGCACCACTTCGTACTACTACGAGAAATCGCCGCCGCCTGGAGGTATCCGGAATCGATGAGTGAATGGACTGAGAAGTGCTGGGGTAAAACGAAGGAGCTAGTTGATAGCCCGTTTTACTCCAAGCATGAGCTAGAGATTGTGGCTCCCAGTCATTGCTCACTCCACTACCACGAAGAACGTGCAAATCGATTTATCGTGGTATCTGGTTTGGTCGAAATAATCGAAATGTTTGGGCCTACTCCTAAAAGAACGCTACTTGGCCCTGACAACACATATGATGTGGCGTCTCTGGTCCCCCATATGTTCGTTGTGCATAAAGACGGAAGAATGTTTGAGGAATACTTCGCAGACAGAGGAGGCGAAGTACGACGGAACGACATCATACGGATTGTGGAAGGTAGCAAGTTGGCGAGTATGGATGATATTGCTAAGCTTCCATTCTCCATACTGCAGGACCTATGGGTTTCAGAGACAAAGTAATACCGATCTGGATGATCTGTTACGACGGCGATGCTGATCGAATCTATAGCTTCACAGATTTCGAGAAGGCGGTCGCTTCAGTAGAAGGATCAGTTCGTGGCTACTTCGGCGAGGAGAGCCCAGAATTTGATCTGGTTTGTCAGCAGGTCACTACAAGGATGCGTGAGCTTCAGCACGCACCCTGTGTGCCGATGCGATTTAACAACCTAAATGTGGTTGTCTATAACTGGGAAATCGACTCGGCCAATCCCATCCATAAAGCACTCTCCGACTGCCACGAATGTGCAGGTGATGAATTGAAGGAGAGAATAGAAGCTTTATTCGCAGAGCCCGCACGTTAACGCGGTTCTGTATCTAGGTCGGCGAAGACCTGACCTTTTATCTGACGTAAGATCTCGGCCATTAGACTAGCTGCGTCTACTATATGAGGAGCCCTGTAGAAGACGAATGGCTCTTCAAAGTCTGGGTGTCTTGCGACGGCGACGGCTAGTTCGACGCCCTCTTTCTCGCAAGTTTCGCCAAATCCATTCATCAGACGCTCGAATGTCTCTTCAAAAATGTCTTGGCGATGGTTTTCTGAACTGTCGCCAACTTCGTTTTGAGAGTCGCTTTCGGGGTTCTTCTGAGCCGTTTCGTCGTTGAGGGGTCCACTGTTGTCAGTCATCGCTTCTCCTTGTATTAACAACCGCATGGACACGCTGGAGATATCCAACGATCGGATCATGACGGTTTGGGAGTGGTGTTCTGAAGCCTATTTACAACAAGGATTCAGACTGACATTTCCTGCCAAAACGGAACCCACTAAGACTTATCAGTGGCGTTACGCTCGGTCCATTGCTCTGAAGTTCGCAGAATGGGATTTTGACGAGGAGACAGCAAAGCAGTTCATCAGTGTCGCCGTCAGGCATTGCAAAGAAGCGGGTGTCTTGCGAAAGGGGCTTGCAGCCCTGCATCAATCCAACCTTCTGCAGATCTGTTACAACAAAATGCAGGAGCAATCGGACACCAACAAGCAATGCGTGGACTCAATCGAGCATATTCATACTTGGTTGGCGGCACGGGCACAGGGCAATCTGCTTAAAACGCTTCTCCACCGTAACGATCCCGACGAGTTCTGCAACCTCGTGAAATGGGTTCAAGCTTCCCGTATCTCCAGGCTGTATCTAGCTCTGTCTAAGACCTGTGGTAAAGCTCTGGCTCGCCTAGCTCGGACTCACCCAGAGGAAAGGGAGATCCTCCCGAAGACGACAACTCTTTATATGCTGCGGTCCGAATTCATCGAGGACGCAGGAAACGTCAACCACACAAAACGGATTTTAGGACCCGACTGGAGAGAAATGTGTCTGTAGAACTTAGAGCCACCACAAAGACAGCCCCCGACGAAATCCCCAATATTTCCGAGACCTATTTCGGTCACATACGCCATACCAACGGCGAAGAGCCATTTCGACTCGACGCTGAGTTCCTCGCCAAATACGCCAAGAAGCACCCACACTTCGGCTTCAACGGCCTTGGCGAATTCGTCTTCTACCGCACATATTCTCGTCTGAAAGACGACGGTACCAAAGAGAGCTTCCTCGACACAGTACGCCGCGTCGTCGAAGGATGCTACGAAATCCAGCGACGCCACAACCGCAAAATCCACATTCCGTGGGACTACGACAAAGCCCAGAAATCAGCCCAAGAGATGTTCCAAAGGATGTGGGAGTTCAAGTTCCTGCCTCCCGGACGTGGCCTATGGATGATGGGTACCAAATTCATGTGGGAACGCGGCTCCGCAGCCCTCAACAACTGCGGTTTCGTCTCCACCGACGACGAGATCGAAGCCGACCCAGCCGAGCCATTTTGCTTCCTGATGGACATGGCCATGCTGGGAGTAGGTGTCGGCTTCGACACCAAAGGTGCCGGTAAAATCAAGATCGAGGAACCGGCAGACCAGTGCCTCCGCTACACGATCCATGACTCACGTGAAGGCTGGGTCGATTCAGTCAGAGTCCTCATCTGGTCCTACACCAAGAAGGCAGATACGGGCTATATCGAATTCGACTACAGCGAGATTCGGAAACCGGGCTCTGACATCAAAGGATTCGGCGGCAAAGCTTCCGGTCCTGGCATCCTCCGTGAGTTGCACGAACTCATCCGTGGCCACCTTGATCGCTGTATTGGCGAGACTCTATCCAGTGTCGATATTACGGACTTGATGAACTACATT